GGAACTCCAATGACTATGGAAAAACGTAACTCAGCATCACTGCAAAACTGTGCAATGGTTTCAACAAGAGACATTGATCGCAATGACCCTGGCGCTTTATTTGCTTGGGTAATGGATGCATTAATGTTGGGTATTGGAGTTGGGTTTGATACCCTTGGACAAGACAAGCAAATGTCTATTTATGCTCCTACTGAACCAGTATCTATTTATGAAATTCCAGATACCCGTGAAGGCTGGGTTGAATCAGTTCGTCTTTTAATTAACTCATTTCTTCGTCAAAATCAACCTATTCAAGAGTTTAACTATGACCTTATCCGTCCTCTAGGTGCCCCTATTAAGGGCTTTGGAGGCGTTGCAAGCGGTCCAGCACCACTTATTGATCTTCATACACGTATTCGTAATGTAATTGGCTCTAGGGCTGGAGAAGTCTTGGATAGCCGTGCAATTGTAGATATTGTTAATCTTATTGGAACATGCGTTGTTTCTGGAAATGTTCGTCGTTCTGCTACTCTTGCACTTGGAACACCAGAAGACGAAGGTTTTATTAATCTTAAAAATCCAGAAGTATTCCCAGATCGCAACTCATATGATCCAGAAAAACCAGGGTGGGCTTGGATGTCAAACAATTCTATTTCAGCAACAGTTGGAACAAAATATGAAGACTATGTAGATTTAATTGCAGACAACGGAGAGCCAGGATTTATTTGGCTTGATGTTGCTCGTAATTATGGTCGTCTTGCAGATGCTCCTGATTATAAGGACACTCGCATTATGGGCTTCAATCCTTGTGCGGAGCAGCCATTAGAATCATACGAACTATGTACACTTGTAGAAGTGCACTTAAATCGTCATGAGTCTAAGGAGGACTTCCTCAAGACATTGAAGTTTGCATATCTTTATGGAAAGACCGTAACACTTATGCCAACTCATTGGCAACAGACAAATGGTATTATGCAACGCAACCGTCGTATTGGAACATCACTTACTGGTATTGCAGCCTTTGCTGATGAGAATGGCTTACCAACAACTCGTGAGTGGATGGATGAAGGATATAACAAGATTCGTCACTATGATCATAAGTATTCAGAATGGCTTTGTGTTCGTGAATCAGTTCGTGTAACTACAGTCAAGCCTTCAGGATCTGTATCTTTATTATCTGGTGCGACTCCTGGAGTTCACTGGGGTCCTGGTGGAGAGTTTTATCTTCGTGCTATTCGTTTTGGAAATACAGATCCAATGATTCATTTATTTAAAGCAGCGGGGTACAAAATTGAAACAGACTTAGTATCAGCAAACACATCAGTAGTTTACTTCCCAGTTGCATCAGGACATAAGCGTGCTGAAAAGCAGGTGAGTTTATTTGAAAAGATTGGTTTGGCAGCAACTGCTCAAAAATACTGGTCAGATAATGGAGTTTCTGTAACACTATCATTTGATAAGGAAACAGAAAAACAATTTGTTGCTCCAGCACTCAATATGTATGAGGGACAGTTAAAGGCAGTGTCTTTCCTTCCTATGGGAAATAAGACTTATCCACAGCAACCATATACTGAGATTTCAAGAGAAGATTATAATGCCTATGTTGGAACAATTGGAAAGATTGATTGGTCTGCAATTTATGACGGTAAAGATAATTTAGATGCTGAGTCTGAAAAATACTGTTCAACTGATGCGTGTGAGATTAAATTATATTAATCCGTATCCTGCTATAATAAGGGGATAGGAGAATAATGTCTAGCCCATCAAATTTGTACGCAGAAAAAGTTTTTAGTGAACACCCAATGGCTCTTTGGGCACTAGACGATAGACTTGATTATGTCAGTCTTATTTCAGAGGCTCAAAGAAATATCCTTACACTTTGGGATGAAACAGGATGTACTCTTTCTGCAGGCACTGCATTAACTGGTGAGCCATTTCCAGATAGTTACACTACAAAAGTTAGTTGTAGCATACCAGTTGGAACTACAAATGAGGCTATATTAAAAAGCCCAGAGATAATAAATTTTCAGGACCTAGACTTAGAACTTGGAACATTTTGTATTGGAACACATTTTTATTCTGGAAGCGTTTATCTAGAGTCAGTTTCTATAGGATATGAATATACAGATACAACAACTTCACAGGTTGTCCAAAAACTAAAAACATTTAATACCTCAATATCAAACCAGTGGGCTTTTATATCTGAAACATTTGAGATTCCAAATGAAAGCACAAACTTTAAGTTAGTAATAAAAATTATTACAAACACTGGTGGAGACAACATAAATGACTATGAGTTTTACTTTAATGGAATATCTTTGGGTCAATGGTCTGAAGAGTTTAATGTGGTTTCTCTAGGTGTATCTTCAGAAACTTTTCCAGCAGATATTGAACTAACAACAACTAGTAGGGTTATTCCAGCACCAGCCTATGGAATATCTTCTGACACGGCATACTATCTTGTAAATGATAAATCTTTAGTAGCAAAAAATACTGGAGTTCCTTTAGTCTTTGGTGCATCAAATGTTACAAAGTTATCTCCAAACATAGGTGGAGATCCATCTTTTATCTTTCCTGGAAAAGGTTTCTTGCATGAAAATGGAAGGCATAGCGATTACACTGTAGAATTTTGGGCAAGAATAAACTCAGACTCTAATAATCCTAAAAGAATTTTTGGACCAATAGGAAGTGAAGATGGTCTTTATGTAGAGGGTGGATTCTTAACTCTTTTAATTGGCGGAAAGTTTAGTTCTCATTTTGTCGGGGAATGGTTTAGACCAATGTTAATCCATATTAGATTAATTACTGACAACGCTACAGTATTAATTAATGGAGAACAAGTAATATCCTTAGACTTTGTTACATCAGACATATCTTTGCCAGAAATAACTGGAGAAGATTGGCTTGGCTTTTATGCTTACAACAATGTAAATCCAATAGAGATTGATTGTGTAGCAATATACTCATATCAGGTACCAAATGTTGTAGCAAAAAGAAGATATGTTTATGGTCAGGGCGTAGGATCATCAGAAAGCATTGACTCTGCATACAGTGGAACCTCTGCATTTATAGATTACTCTTTTGCAGACTACACAGCAAACTACAACTACCCAGACTTTGCACAGTGGCAACAGGGAACATTTGATAATCTTTCAACAACGGCAACCGCTCTAACAACCCCTCAATATTCATTACCAACAATATTTACTGGAACAAAAACACTGCAAGAACTTTATGATGACTCAGATACTTTATATCAAAATCTTGCTAGTGGAGACTTAGGAACAGATGCTCACTTTATATCGTTAAATCCAGACTCAACTTGGAACAATGATGGTGCATATATTAACTTTGGAAACTTTAACATTTTAAACTCACAGGTTGCATCTTTGTATGGAGTATTTCAGGTAAATAATCAGGGTAGTGGAACAAATGAAACAGAGGAAGTACTATTTAAGATATATAATCAAAGCACAGGAAACTACTTTTCTATTAATGTAGATGGACTAGAGATTGTGTACTCCTTATATTACTCAGGAATATCTCAAGAAATATATCGTACAGATGAGTTTGAAATTGAGGAACTTTTTGCTGCTGGTATTAATATTCAAACACTTATAAATACTTTTGGTGGAAACCTTGCAACATTCTTTGGTAATCAAAACTCTCTAAGCCTTTATGTTGGTGGAGATAACTCTGGATCTAAAACCTTTAAGGGATATATCTTTTCTGTTGGATTTTCAACAGAGTTAAACTCGAGTTCAATATCTAATTATTTTGATGATAGTGGAATTGCAATTATTGACACGTACACTGGAAGCGGAGTTGAGTCATCTGAAAATGCATTAGCATTATTGTCACATACAGCAAGTTATACACTTTTGCCAACATATGCCTATGGAGGTTTGTTTTTAGATATTGGTGTTTCAGGATATTGGGAAGACTACATGCCTTTGTCTTATTTTGCACAGTTTGTTCAAAATGATGTAGGAAATTCTTTTTATGACTTAGATTTTTTACAGTTTAATATTGGGTATCCATCACCATCAAGCCTGCTTGAAGCAGAAACAACTGGATCTTGGACATATGAAGAATTGGCTAGTTCATACTCTTTGCCAACACAAAGAACATATCAACAACTAGATAACTCTTTGCTTACTGGTTGGAATAACTATCAAGACCTTAAAGAAAAGGCTTTAAAGTATTATGAATATAATACTGAAGGCTCTGCAGTTAGAAGTTATGTTACTTTTCAGTATATTGCTGATGGAGCAAACTTATCACAAGATAACTTTACAACAACTATTCCTGCAAAAGAAAATGCTATAGTTGATGTTTCAGAATATTCTTCTTGGTCAACTACAAAATTTGAGGTTGTTGACAATACAATAATTTATCCAAGAAAAGATGTTGATTTTAATAGTTTAGCAATTGTTTATCATCTTGATTTTAACATTCGTGGAATACTAACAAAGCCAGTTTTGCTAAGAAAACTTGAACTTGCATCCCAGGCACTAAATGATAACTCGTTTAATCCTATTGGAACTCGTTTTGGAACAGACCTTTTCCCATACAAGCGGTCTGGTTTATATTATGACTATAAGTCAAAGAATCCATTTAGTATTTATAAGGGAAGTACTCCATACCTGTATATGAATAGAGCATCTGGAATACAAGTTCGTGGAGACTTTGATTCAAACTTTGATCGTGGAATTTCAATGCCAATTAATCAATCTCTTGCAGAAAATTATAGAGTAAGCGCAATGCAGTCTTGGATAAGGTATGACCAAGAATCATTTACAGCAACACCAATTCCTTTATTTGAAATAATGCATAAGGCAGATACTATTGTTTTCTTTGTTGTAGCAAATGATGAAACTGGCCAGCGTGGTAGGGTTTATGCTAAAAATAAATCAGATAACTCAGATTTTCAGGGAATATCATATTACATTAATGGAACACTTGTAAGAGAGCCAGTATTGACAATTAAAGAATGGTCAGCCCTTGGCGTTAACTTTGGAGAAGCGGTAAACTTTGACCTATTTATTGGATCAATTAATCTAAATAGTCCAGCATTGTTTAATAATGTTGCATATTATCAAGCAAATAACCTACAGCAGTTACAGTCTAAGATTAATAGACCTTGGCTTAAGGTTAAGCAGGAAGGTCTTACAAATAGAAACTGGTCTTTCTGGCTAAATAATTATACTTGGGAAGGTGTTCTAGTTATTTCTGCCTCAGCCCTGTATGGAGTTAACGCTCAAGATGTATATAAAACATACATTGGAACTAATAAGATTATTATTGATGACGAGTCAGGTATGATTTTTGATGCAGATAAGATGAAAATATATAATGACACCACATGGTCAATATCTGTAGGCTCGCCAGTGTAATCTGGTATACTTGTGGTTATGGATTCTTTATTTAGCCCAAAAACTGGCAAACCAATTGTTGAAAATGTACGACGTAAGGTCATTGATAAGCATTATGACTGGGGTCTATACGTATACAAGAAGTCAAACGGAAAGTGGTTTACTGACGGAACTGGTTCTGTATTAAACATTCCCGCTCAAAAAGGTGACATTTCAAAGATTGCAGAACTTAAAAGGGCTGCAGTATTTAATGGTGATGATGGAGAAGGTACAGCACATTTTGTTCCTGGACTAACAAGAGTATCTGAAGAAGAATATTCAGAACAAAAAGATAGAATGAGACAAGGTTTAATTCCAAATGTTAATGACCTAGGTGCAATTGCCGATGCACAAAAAACATTAAACACACACGGAAGGGATGCGTACGAAAGTGACTGATGATGATGATAACTTCCAGTATGTAAGAGCAAGCCTAAACACTCAAGAACAAGAAGATAATCAATTTAAGGGAAGCGACCCATTTAATAAAAACTGGGAAGAGTTACAAAAATACTCTGGTCTAGATCAAAACTTTCGTCGCCGTGTAGCAAGACAAGTAAGTAAAGCAATAACACCAAATGAGGCATATCTAGATTCTGCAAATGCAGTTCCATCTGGGGTAGATGCTGGATCAAAGGCCCTTAATCCTGGAACAGTATACAGAAATGGATACGGTCTATTTGATGTAATAACACCACCATATAATATGTATGAACTTGCAAACTTCTACGATACCTCTTTTGCTAACCACGCAGCAATTGATGCCAAGGTAGAAAACATAGTTGGTCTTGGATATCGTTTTGACATTGCAGATAGAACTGCACTTAGACTAGAAATGTCAGAAGATGCATCAGCAACTGACAGAGCAAGAAACAGAATTGAAAGAGCAAAGATTGAATTGCGTGACTGGCTAGAAAACCTTAATGACGATGATAGTTTTACAAAGATCATGGAAAAGGTTTACACAGATGTTGAAGCAACTGGAAATGGATTTATTGAAGTTGGAAGAACAATCAAGGGCGAGATTGGTTACATTGGACACATCCCAGCAACCACTGTTCGTGTTCGTAGACTTAACGATGGCTACCTTCAGATTATTGGACAGGCAGTTGTCTACTTTAGAAATTTTGGTGCAAATAATCCAAACCCAGTAACAGCAGATAGCCGTGCAAATGAAATTATTCATATCAAGTCTTATTCTCCACTAAATACCTACTACGGTATTCCAGACATTGTTTCTGCAATGCCATCTTTAATCGGAGATCAACTTGCTTCAAGATACAATATTGACTATTTTGAAAACAAAGCAGTACCACGATATATTATTACGCTTAAGGGTGCAAAGTTATCTGGAGATGCAGAAGATAAAATGTTTAGATTCCTTCAGACTGGATTAAAGTCTCAGTCTCATAGAACTCTTTATATCCCGCTTCCTGGAGATACAGATCAAAATAAGGTTGAGTTCAAGATGGAACCAATTGAAAACGGTATCCAAGATGGATCATTTAAAGAGTATCGTAAACAAAATCGTGATGATATTTTAATTGCTCACCAAGTACCTATTTCAAAACTAGGTGGATCAGAGTCTGGACTTGCAGCAGCACTTTCTCAAGATAGAACATTTAAGGAACAGGTTGCACGACCTGCACAACATCACCTTGAGAAGGTAGTAAACAAGATCATTAAGGAAAAGACAGATGTTCTTGAACTTAAGTTTAATGAACTAACTCTTACTGATGAGATTGCACAGTCTCAGATTCTTGAGAGATACGTTAAGACTCAGGTTATGACTCCAAATGAGGCTCGCACAGCACTTGATTTGCCACAGAGAAAAGATGGAGATACTCCATTTGTTATGACTCCAAGACAGGCAACAGATGCTAGAGCAAACCTTGCTGGCAATCGCCAAAGAGATGCAGAAAGAACAAATAGCCAATCAGATGGTGCTGCAACTCTTGACGGACGCAATCCACAAGGAGAGGGAAGAGCGTCTCAGTAATTGAGAAATCTCTTAAAACATTTGGTATAATGGATAACGATATGTTAATCAATAAAGCACACTGGACAACAGACAAGAATAGCGTCCGTCTGTCAATGCCTATTGGCAAAGTAGACGTAGAGCGCCGAATGGTCTCTGGCTTTGCAACTCTTGACAATATTGACAAGCAAGATGATATTGTTACAACTGAGGCAAGCCTTCAGGCATTTAAAAATTTCCGTGGCAATTTAAGAGAAATGCACCAACCCTCAGCGGTAGGAAAGATTGTCTCATTTAAAGAAGACAAGTACTTTGACCCTAATTCAAAGAAGTTTTATAGCGGAGTTTATGTATCTGCATACGTTTCAAAGGGCGCTCAAGATGCCTGGGAGAAAGTCTTAGATGGCACATATAGTGGTTTTTCTATCGGTGGAAATATTAAGTCTTGGGATGATGCATATAATGCAGACATGGACAAGGCAATTCGTATTATCAAGGATTATGATCTTTATGAACTATCTCTTGTAGATAGCCCAGCAAACCAATTTGCAAGCATTATATCTGTTGAAAAGGTTAATGGACAGAATGTTATTTCTGGAGCATCAGTAGATGCAGTAATTGAAAATGTTTTTTACGATTCTGAAAACGGTATTGTATTAGTATCTGACTCAGAAACAGCAGAAAGCCCAGTCAGTGGCAAGAACATGGAAAACATTGGTTTTGTAGAAAAAAGTGATGACGAAAAAGCAAACATGATAAAGTTCTTAGTTGATAGTGCTAAAGGCATTAGTACAATTAAGATTACCAAGGAGGTAAATAAAATGACAGAAGCAACAGAAGCAGTATTAGATGCTGTAGTTGAAAATGTTGAAATTACTCCAGAGGCACAGCCAGCAGAAGTAGAAACTCCTGCAGTCGTTGACGAAGCACCAGCAGATCTTGCTGTAGCAAAGTCAGACGATGGTGGTGCAGTTCCTTCTGCTCCCGTAGTAGAAGAAGAGAGCGTTGCTCCAGCAGTTGAAGCCGAACTTGCTGTAGCAAAGTCAGATGAGTCAGTTGCAGATGCAATTGCTGAAATCAAGAACTCTCTTACTAATGCCTTTGGCGATCTCGCTACAACCATTAAGTCTCTTAATGAGCAGGTTGAAGCACTTAGCAAGTCCGTTGACGCTGTGTCTACAGAAGTAACACAAGTCAAGGGTCAGTTCAATGAGTTTGGAAAGAGAGTAGATGCCGTTGAGCAAGATACCGCTTTCCGCAAGTCTGGCGATCTAGGCGAGATCGTGCAGTTTGAGCCTGTAAAGGTTCAGAAATCCCTATGGGGCGGACGTTTCCTCAAAAATTCCGACCTATTTAATTAACAATATATTCACTAGGAGGTGAAATAATGTCAGAACAAGATAAAGATATAGCCAAGAACTATCCAGGTTCAGGTGGCTCAGGAGCAGAAATTAACTCCCAGGGTGCACTCGTATCAGGTGGTGTTGGTAGTGCTACAGGTTTAGACTCAGCAGCAGCGTCTGTTGGATCACAACTCGGTAACACAGCAACAGCAAACTTCGGTGTAACAACTGGAGCAAATGCTGTTAACCCAACTGGGGCAGCAGGAGGTATTCTTGCACCAGAACAGGCTCGTCGCTTCATCGACTACGTGTGGGATGCAACAGTACTCGCCAAGGATGGTCGTAGAGTTACAATGAGAGCAAACACAATGGAAATCGAAAAGGTTAACGTTGGAGAGCGTGTTATTCGTGCAGCAGCGCAGGGTAGTCCAAACTACACAAACGCTGGTGCAACATTTACAAAGGTAGAACTTACTACAAAGAAGATTCGTCTTGATTGGGAAGTTTCTACAGAATCATTAGAAGACAATATTGAAGGTGGAGCACTTGAAGATCATCTAGTTCGCTTGATGACAAATGCATTCGCAAATGATATTGAAGATCTTGCTATCAACGGTGATGGCGCAACAGGTTATTTCTTGTCAATTATGCAAGGTTTCGTAAAGCAAACTACAGATTCTGTATATTCAGGAGGACAGTATGTAAACGACGCTCATGAGTCAGTCGTTACTGTCGCTAATGATGCTTGGACACCAACAGTAATGCAGAACATCATTCTAGCAATGCCACGTAAGTATCGTGCAGTTAAGTCGAACCTAAAGTTCTACGCTGGTACAGATGCTTTCCAGGGTATCGTTTCAAATAACGGTACACTAGGCGATGCAATCGCAGAAGCATTTGCTGGTCGCCCAGCAGGTACACCTGCAAACCGTCAAGATTACCTTGATGGAAACGCACAGACAATTGGTAATGCACGTACAACTCGTGTATTAGGAATTGATGTAATGGAAGTTCCTTACTACCCAGATGGTTTCGTCGACTTGACATTCCCATCAAACCGTGTATGGGGATTCCAGCGTGATATTACTGTAAACCGTGAATACAAGCCAAAGAAGGACACAATTGAATACACAGTATTCGTCCGCTTTGGTATTCAATGGGAAGAACTAGATGCAGTTGCTTATGCAGATGCAAACTCTACTTCTGAGTAATACTCATAAATAGTTGAATTAGGAGGGCGGTGTAACAACTGCCCTCCTTCTTCACATTCTGGTATAATAACATAGGAGGATATAATTATGACAATTGAAGAATTAGTTACAAAAACAGTTTTTGAGTTAAAGTCCTATGCCAAAAAGAATAATATCAATCTAGATGGGGCAACAACAAAAATGCAGATATTGGAAACAATAGGCAGTTTTATTCCAGACCCAAACAAAGAAGTTATTGAACCAAGTAAAACAAGTGAAAAGATTGCAATACATTCAACTAAAAGTTTACATTGGGTAAAGGTTGGCCAACTAACCCCAGGTTATAATATTGTAACCAAAGAAGCATCAGAAAAATGGCTAACACGTAAGCAGGTCCGCATTGCGACACCTGAAGAATTAGCGAGTTATTACGGTAAATAATGCAAATACTACGTAAGCCACCATATCCTTTATCTGTATCGTATACAGTACCAGAAGCATCTACAGAGTATATTCTTGTAATTGAAGACCTTCTAGAGCAAACAGAAACAGAAATAGTTCTTCAATCAAATAATCAAAGTGTTCTTACCTATGCACTTACTGAAGAATTTACTAAGTATGATAAATCATATCCCGTTACAATTTACGAAAGCCTTACTGTCTCTGGAGTTCAAGATGTTCGTGGAGACATAGTAGTAGAAGATAATTTAGACATAACAAGACCTTATATAGACCCAGCAACACTTGGAACAACTCCTACTGAAATAGCAGAATACACAGATCATGAAAATCTTGCAAGAGCAATTATTGATTCAATTACTGGTGGTTTTTATTATAAGAGGTCTTACCTAGAAGTTGTTGGACAGGGAACTGATTACATACCGCTTTGGGATAAAACACATAAAATTTTAACGGTACATGAGAATGCAGAGTTAGTATATGACTCATCAGAAACCCCAGCAGCATTAACTACATATAACTATTTAATAACAAAAGACAAGACTGCAATTACAAAAGATCCCGTAGAGACAGTAGATGCTTTAAACCGTGCAGAAAGAAAGCCAGCAAGAATACCATTAGGATACTCAGACTCAATTTCTTTATTTGATACAGAAGACAGTGGTAATGTTCAAACAGTCAGTTCTGGCGTAGCATTTTCTGAAGGAACAGATTATATTATTCTTCTAGAAACTGGATATAAGGTTGTTCCTTATGACATTCAAGATGCAACAAAGATGCTTATTAATGACATTAAGTGTGGAAAACTAGATTATTATAAGAGATATGTAAAG